TTAAACAATTCTGGTCTCCAGTTTCGTTACGCGCTGGTCAAGATCTGTGATTTTCTCCCTTACCCGACGATCCTGCTCGGCTCTGTCGGTTTCGAGCTTATCCAATTTTTTCGACATGGCCTTTAAATCATCAAGTATGTGCTTGATATCGGCCCTCAGCTCACCCATCTCTCGAGCGCTTTCGGCATCGTCCTTCGAGCTGTTGCGCGCGATAACTACGATCGAGACGATTAAGGATACGACACCGACTAGCATAGTTACTATGGAAGGATTTATTGCAAAAGTCGTCACTTGCTCTCCTTTTTATACCTATCGTACGCGAAAATTGTCTGAACGAGCTCTTCTCTCGTGGCCGGACGTCTATAGGCTCCACCGGTCATGATGCCTTTGTTATAACAGAAATCTCTCGCTTCACGGCTCCACTCGGAAGGCTGCTCTAAACCTTTTTCAGTGAACCATTCCTCAATAATTTTCTTTACTTCTTCCTTAGTCATATCTTCCTCCGTATCAATTTCCCATAAGTACTTAGTCTGATAGATGAGTTTGCTTACAGGAGCCAGTCGCCTTGAACGTCTGGTGCTGTTCGGGTCCATAATCAGGGCGTTGCCCGACGAATCAATGCCGTACCACAGGATGAAGTGGCCGCTCGAGGTCCAATCTCCCCGCCCCATGCAAAGGATAATCCAGTCTCCACTTTTAATGGCCTGAACGGCCTTAAGTTTGATATCTCTTGCCGCACCGCTCCCATGATAAATACTGGATCTGTTCATCCGAATGCATTTGATGCCATAGTGAGCGAGCTGCGGTACAAAGTAGCTATAGTACGTTCCCTGCCTGTAGGCCTTATACCCGTGCGCCATGCTCCACTTTGCGGTATTTTCTGGTGTGACGGACGGATCCGCGAGCGATGCGATAATCATTGCGGCGCAGGTTATGCCGCAGCCGGACTTCTTTATCGTGCTTTTCTCACCTGGCGCCTGATATGGGACAGATGCCCATCTGGCATCGGTCTGCATGTAATCAATCGGCTTCATCAGTTGACCTCCGGCAGACCGGCAAGAGATGTTGCATAAGACAGCACAGCGGCCATGATGGTAGTACCGGCGACTACACGCCAGTCCAGCTGATATATTACGGCGGTAGTTCCGCATGCGCCAATAAAAGCCTGCGCGGCTGTCTTGATCGCGCGGACCGTCGCGGCAGTCCACCAAGCCTTAGATGTTAATTTCTTCATATAATCTAATCACCTGCTTTCAAAAAATAAAAAAGACCGCGGATGCGGTCATTCGAGTATGTCTCCTTACTCAGTAGTTTTAGATGCGGCGTTAAGCAGCCCTGTGAGTTCCTGATACTGCTCATCCGTCAGTTTGCCGGCTGCGTACAGTACATCGATGCGCTCGGCAAGTCCATCAGTATTCCCGCGATTAATCATGTTTTTTAAAATTCTGTAAAGCATGTGCTACTCCTATTCTGCGTCAGTGACGCCGTTCTGAATTAAAATTTGATTATAAGTAATATCGACCACGGCAGATTGAAGGTCTGCAACCTGAGCGTCAAGGGACTGATTTTCACACCCTATCAGTTCTCCCGTGGTTGTATTCCTATACGTTCTTTCTCCATCAATTTCGACTTCGACATAACCGATTTTTGGCGCAAGTTTTGGCTTGTTAATCATTGATATCACTCACCTTTATATATTTGTATGCGGCTGAGTTGCTGACGGGCAACATCGAGCCTTGGGGAAAAGTTATGCCTATATCCCACCTCACATTTGAGCCACTATCGTTTCTGTAATAGATCGCGTAGGCATTTACGTATCCTTGATCGTCGTAAAAAATATCGTTAATGCCGGCTTCTTTTAAGTTGCTGAGGTTCCTTATATCAATTTCTGATATAAGGCTTTCAGTTTTCAGGTTGAAATCCAAAAAATACGGCTTTGCAGAGATTAAGTATGTAATCCCATCACTTGCAACGTACCTAATGTCGGATATTTTAAAATTACAATCGCTGACAATCGGTTCTGCACCTTTGAACTCTGTCGGATTAGCAACAACATAAACCGTTGTCTTTTTATTGACCTCCTTGCATAAAATCCATTTATTTTCTGCTGTATGGTAAAGTTTTGTGCCACCTTTGCTAAAGCCTGACTGATTTGCAACGCTAATAGTTGACCAGTCGCCGGTTAGACTTGTAGCATAAAAAATATCATTCGCCTTGATGACAATGTAAAACCCGCCTGCATATACATAGTCTATAATGTCGTTAGCGTTAACAACTGTATCAATGCTTTTCCAAGTTTTAAGATCACTTGAATAAAATATTTTGTTGTCCTGTCTGAGAGAATAATTAGTGCCGTCATAGTACATATCAGATGCGTAATATACGCTGTTACAACTACCATCAGCAGAAAAACCGCCTTTTTCTGTTACCTCCCCGCCTAATTTGGACAACGTGAAAAATTTCTGATAGAAGCCAGATGAAGAGCGATATGTACCTCTAAAGATGTAAGTTTCGTTAAGATAATATAGTCTGCCAGTGTCATAATATGACCCCGGAGGCCTATATGTGTATTTGCCGATATAATTCATGTTCGCGTCAAAAGCCTGAACTTGACCTATCTCTGTGTTATCATCGTTCGAGTTAGCGTCTTGCGCGTGAAAAAAAAGGTATTGATTGTTTACAAAATATTGAGCATCTAAAAATGTTTTATAATTATTGTTGTAAAATATGATTTTTTCTGTATCCGCCACTGTATACTGCAGAGGTGACTTTGCCATCATCCGATAGAACTGCGGGTATTTCGTGCGGTCAATTTTTTCGCCGTTGGCCAGCGCCCAGTTGTCGCCGAGGTCCGTTCTCAGGGTCTCTACTGTGTCGCCAATTTTATAGCGAGCCCCGAAATTACGAGCGTCAGCGTCTATCTTGTCAAAATTATCGTTGAAAACATTTATGTCATAGTAGTCGTCCTGCGCAGGTTTTGTCAGTCCAAGATTTTTAGTTTTATCAGCCATTTAATTCCTTCTCTCGCAGTTCCGCGTGCGTGTATGCGCCAAGCTGCGCATGTTTGTATGCATGAAGCATTGCGTGTGTATTGTATAGAAGTGTCGTTTCGAGCTGGATGTTAGCTGGAACGAGCTTTTCCAGCATTTCGCATACGTCTGAATACAGCGCCTTCATATGCAGCCTAATGCCCACAAAAAGTATGAGTTTTTTATAATTTATATCTACTGTGTACTGATCTGCACCACAAATTACAGTTAGCCGCTGCTTCAGTGATTTTAGTGTATACGGTGGAAAGCTCCAGTTCATGCGGGCTTTTATACGCTGCCGTCTTTCATAGACACCGTCACCTTCACGATTTTTTATACCGTAGATCTCTTCCAGCTTATTAAGATACAGTCCCGATGCTGTTTCAGTCGCATGTCCTTTTGCGACGTCAGTAATTTCATCGGCCGCGGTTCTCAACTCCGGCTGCATCAACTGACATATCACCTGTATCTCCCGCACTTTCTGTATCTCAGGCGGATAGTATTTAATAAGATCTTTTCTATAAGTCATGATACCGTCACCTCCCCCGCAGCCGGGATATTCTCATATGATGCCAGCGTGTAATTCTTCTCAGCGCCGTTTATCGTCACTGCGGTCACATCCTCGATGCCGATCACTCCAAGCACACGCGATTCTATTTGTGCACGCCTCACTATGAGTGCTGATTTGCCTGAGCTTTCCCAGGTCTCTGAAAGCTCCGCGAGATAGTCAGATATCGCTGACTTTATGGCTGCAGTCTCGCCTTCAGCTGTATACCCGGCTTTATAGGTGCAGGTCACGGCAAAATCGACGGCTTCCGGCTTGACTGATCTGACTGTCACATGATGCCCTATCGGTGCAAGGCCATAGCCGTCGCCGTTATCATCCGGATCAAGCGCGGTTTTAACGGCAGTCACTACATCGTCAGATGCCGCGCTGTAGTCGCCCGATGCTATGATGATCAGCACAGTACCGCCGCCCTGCCATGCTGGAACAATTTTGCATGCCCCGATGCCTGCCATCGCGTCCACTGTATTCTGATAGTCGCTCACGTTACCACCGTATGTATAAACATCGACGCTTGCGGCATATCTGTCTCTTAAGCTCTCATCCGTTTCTTCATCCTCGCCGGCGATGCTGATCCCTGTGATCGATGCACGTTGAAGCCCTGATATGTCGTCGATCGGCAGCACCGAACCGCTTGCATGATTGCCCTCTGAGCCAGACTGTTCGCACGTGAGCTGATATACGGTTTTATCCGAATTCACACCTGACACGAAGTATGTATTACCATCTATAGAAAATCTCGCTCCGAGCGGAACCTCAGCGCCAGTGAATTCCACATTGATCACGGCAGAGGTTGCCCCGCGTCTTGTGAGTCCTCTGTCAGCTGCTAACATATCGAGATAGTCACCTTCTGCAGTATCCGGAAAGCTCTGTTCAAATGCATAGCTCATATCGCTGTAAAGGTTGTATATCTCGAGGCATCCGGCCGCAAGCGCGTCATATATGAGCGAGCCCTCTCGCTTGTCTACATCACTCGGCACAGCTGATAGACAGCGTCTTAAAATATCTTCATATGTAATATTCTCAAACATCTTTCACTTCCCATTTATCTCCCCACCAGGTGAGACCGCCAGTCAGCTCACCGATTGATGTTTCGATGCTGAAGCGGACGCTTAGCGCTGTGTCATCAGCGAGCTGGTAATCGAAATTATATACATCTGATATGCGGTCGTCCTGTGTGAGCGCTTCGGTGATGGCTTCCTGTATCTTTGCAATAGTAATAGTATTGATTGGCTGACCTATCAGTTCCCGAAGCCCGACGCCATAATCTGTTGAGTAAATCGGATACCTGCAGCGCTCCGTTGTGAGTATGCAGTAAATTGTCTGTTTTAGCGCTTCCAGGCCGTCAAGCATTCCAGCTGAAGATCTGTTATCAAAGTTCACCCGATATGTCTTTGTCGGGTATGCCGCGGACATAGAAACTGCGTCCTCAGTCGTAATTGTGTCATACCCTGTTGGTGTAAGTGCCACTATTGAAACGCCCCCTCTTTCAGCGCGACAAAAGGCCCGTTTCCCTGTTTTTTAATAAGCAAAAATCGCGTGCCTTCCACAACCCAGATATCATCTGCTGGCGTAAAATAATCGCGGTCAAGTACGATATTCGGTGTGACCTGTATGTTGAAGCTTATAAGTGTAGTATTCTCGAGCGGTATATCTGGTCCCGGTTCGGGATCCCGAACGACATTAACTGCTATGCCTGTCATTATTTCTACAACGCCTGATGACCGTACTGCATCGATGGCCATCTGCTTTATCAGCTGTGTTAAGTCTTCACCTTTCATGCCTGGAATTCACCTCTTATCCCTGCAAGCTTCAGATCCATGGTATAGCGGTTATTCTTGAAATGATGTGTTACGCTTTCACATACCATGCGGTTGGATATGATCATATCGCCAACGTTTAGCCGCACAACGACACTTGAGCCGCCATGAATTGACGTGTTGCCCATGCATCCGCTGATAGTGAGCGACCTTTTCTTTTTTCCGTAGTAGTCAAGCAGAATAGCGGCTTTTGCGTTGATTTCCGCCTGAGTCGCCGCACTGCTTATTTTTTCGTAATACGGAAGTACGCCCCAGTCTGTCTGCCCCTGGGTATTGTTATACGTATATACAAGGCGCGTGCCGACGTTCTTGTCGTCATATGCGATTTTCACCTTTGTGTAAACATCCTTGTCAATCGATGATGTATAGCTGAATTTCTCAGCTGTTTCGTCATCAATATAATAATTCGTCGTCAGGCTGCGGATATCCGTGAGCCTGATTTTACCGAAGTCATCCCAGAGCACATAGAGTCTCCCGGTATTAAGTACTGTATCATCGAGTGCATTAGCTATAATGTCCATCAGCGTATCTTCTTTTATTGTCTGCGGCAGATGATAATTTGTATTTTCAAGTGCTCCACATTTCAGCTGATAGTCATTTGCAATCTGTTTCAAAAGATCAGTCGCTGTTATACCGCTGTATGCATAGGTATCTTTGTTTTTAAGATACCTAAGCTGATCATAGGCTGTGACTTTTATACTGTCATTGCCCGTTCTGGTCTTTTCGAAAATATATCCTGCAAAGACCGGATTGCCGTTCCACCTGAGTGTCACGGGATTACCCTCCGTGAAGCTTAACTGCGAGTCCTTCAGCACTGTAAACGTTAACTTGCTCGGCGATCCCTTCCGGGACTGCTCCACCTGTATATCTTCCTTTACAGCCGGGTTGTAGAAGCGATTGCCTGCAATAGTCAGCTCTGCGCCGTCTGTAATATACGTTGGATGACCAAGCCAGCCGTTCGTCCATACTCCGCGTGTAGATGTGTCCTCCAGCACGGCTACAGTCTTAATCTCTTTCGCACTTTCGCCATCGCTGATTCCGGATCCGCTATCGTCAGCATTCGCGATGTAATCATGCACGAGACCATAGCCTGTGATGTTGTTCCATCCTGGCGACTTTGATGGCGGTACCGTTCTGCGAGTAACTTTTTTGCTGTAATTTCCCTCAATAGTATGGAGTGCTGAGCCGTCCCAATACTCAACAATTCCAACGTGAGATGCGCCGGTCTTGTAGTAAACAAAGTCATTTCGCTGCGGCACGTAGCCACTGTCGCGAGTCCTGAAGCGCCCGCGGTCTTTAAACCACTGCATACCCACCGACGTGCTGCCGGTGTTAGGTGTCGCTGTTCCTGATACACCCGCCTGCTTTCCGCACCAGGAGGCAAAATACTGGCACCATGCGGCACCGCCGGCTCCGTATTTCGCACCGCCTCTGTGTCCGACTTCCTCAGATGCATAGCTGATCAGGTCTTTGACGGATGACGTTGTAGCGCCGTAATAGGATACGCCGCCGCTGTCATATTGTGTAAGCTTGTACCGGTTGATTAACCGGATCATCTTACCAGCATAGTTGACATTGCCGTCTGATACCGGTGCATAGATTTTACTGTAACGCCTAATGAACTCGGATCTGTCTGACAGGTATCTTCTGGCCGGTGCATATATTCTTGATGTACCTACAAGCTTGCCGAAGGCCATGAAGCTTTCAGCCTTGGTATAATATTTAGCCCATTTGTGTGAGCCGCGTGTATATCCCGCCGTGCCCGTGCCAGTAATACCAAAATAGTTATGATTACTCTGAGCAAGGCGCGATGTGCCCCATCCTGACTCAAGAATATAGGCAGCAAGCACTACCGAGGCATAAATTCCGTATGTCGACTGCACCCGCTGAGCCAGCATAATATCTTCTTTTGTGAGTGATGCCATCTAACCACCTCAGTTGTAAGGATTGCCATCAGAGGCATCATACGCAGGCATGCTGAGCGTGATTCCGCCCTGAAGCGGCGTCGACATAGTCGTATATCCATCAAGCGGAGGATTGTTTTCCGCAAGGATATTAATCCAGAACTTATCAGTTCCGTAATAGATTTTGCTGATATTGCCCAGAGTGTCACCCTGCAGTGTAGTAACGTTGAATCTCGTACTCGGCGGATCATAAGACCTGTGCTTTGTGACTGTCGCTGTTTTATGATCCGTCGAAAACATAACTATTTTTGATCCGTAATCTCTGTACGTCTTTAAATTCACCGACACAGTAAAATCAGTGCCGCTGCTCGATGCATCTTCTTTAATCGTATAATCCTCAAGTGAAACCTTTAGATTCTGATCGAAAAGCGTATAAAGCGTGTCCTGCCTCATTGAGTCATCCGATGACACTTCAGCCTGCTCAAGCTTATTCTGTATGGCTGCGCGCGTATTCATGTTGTAATTGCCGCCATCGTCAAGAGCTCTCTCGCCGATCGGAACCATGCGGATTATTCGCAGCGGAAATGGCTTAAGCCTTGCCTTGAACCGTGCAAGCTGATTTATAATTGTACGTGCATTCCACGAACTTTTAGCCCATGGATAAATAATACTTGGTGCGATGAAGTCGAAGGAAATCTCGCTCAGCCCCGGCGGCTTGAGAATGGTTATCTCGCCGTCATTTATCAGTGATACTGTTTCATTCTTGCTGTTGATCCTATAAGTAATTGCGCTCGGCGTAATCGGAAGCAGCATATTGTCAAACCATACATCGTAGGATGATCTTCGAATCATTAGAAATGCGCCCCCTCTGCAGTAGCAACCATCGCATCCTGAAGTGTGTTATACAAACCGCCTATTATAGTCTGTATGTCATAATCAGAGCTTATTGTATTGTCGTTGTTCATAGTCACGTTAATGCTGGCCGTTGTAAACGTATTAACAGCCTGCCGCTCTGCTATTTCCCTCAGATACGCGAGACTGTCAGCGCTTGACTGCAAGGCGTCAACCGCGGTGGCTGTATTGTCAGCAGTCTTTCCAGTGTTATCAGCGGTTTTCTTTGCGCTGTCATCTCCGGTTCCTGCGCCCGCATTAGCCGCATTCTGCGCGTCTTCAGCCTTTTTCAAAATATCAGCCATCGAGCCACTGTTTCCGGTTATATTGTTCCACTTCTTATCACCCCAAGCCGCGCCAGCTTTATATGCCGCCGCAGCATCAGCGCCTGACCAGCTGATATCTTTCCAGCCGGGAAGCGACTGATAAGACGATCTTGAGCTGAGATAGCTGTTACCTACAGCAGCTTTGTGGGATGCCCACTGGCCCGCTTTGCTAGCTATACTCTCTCCAATATCTCCAAGCCCAGGAACTTTAGCGAGTACGCCGCCAATTTTAGAAAAAACGCTGCCTACCACGCTAAGAAGTTTTTCAAAATAGCCTATCACTGTGTACACGGCATTCTGAAATGCAGTCTTGATATTCGAACCGACAACAGGCGCAGCCTTCATGATCCACTGGAATACCTGCTGAACGGTTTTGCCGAAAGTAACGATAAACGCGCGGGCTACATTGATCGCGCCGGTGATAACGCCGAACGCTGTCTGTGCTGTATGCCCTGCACCGGAAAAGCGCTGAGTGAGTATTACAAGAGCCGCTGCAGCGGCTGCGATAATCAGGACCACCCAGCTGAGTGGAGACGCGAGCAGAGCGGCGTTAAAGCCGTACTGTGCGGCTGTTGCCCGAAGTGTTTCCCCTTCTGCAAGCATTGTTGCCGCGCCGCGTACACTCTCAGCTAATGCTGCTGCATTTGACATCGCCGCAGTTATGGCAAGTGCACCGGCATACACACCTGCGGCGGCAGCTGCACCGGCCACAATAGGCGCGATCCTGTCCCAGTTATTCGCGAGATCGGATATCAGAGTCAGAAGCGGCTGAGATGCATAAGTAATCTCATTTACAAATGCGGTCCACACCTGTCCCCAGGTCCAGCGTGTATTGCTGAATGCCTTATTCGTCTCATCGGCGGCATCAAGCATAGCTCGCTTGATTATATCGGCCGATATCTGCCCTTCTGAGGCCAGTTCGCGTATCTGCCCGACGGGAACGCCCATTTCATTCGCTATAAGCTGAATTACTGATGGCGCATTTTCAAATACTGAATTGAGCTCGTCGCCCCTCAGCACGCCGGATCCCAGTGCCTGCGTTAATTGAAGTGTTGCGGCCGCCGCATCTGTCGCATTTGTTCCAGACAAAGCAAACTGCTTCTGAAGAGTTTCCGCAAAGATAGTTGCTTCTTCCATGCTGCTGAATGTCTGGCCGGCGTTCGCTCTTAAACTTGCTACCATGTTAGCTGTGCTTGAGTAACTTGCCCGCGACCTCTGTGCGGCCTGATAAATCATGTTTTCTGCTTTGGCTGCTTCGGACGCTGATCCGGTGATCTGCTGCAGTCTGTTGTCGATTTGAGTCATCTCATCCGAGGCCTGAATGAGTTGTTTGCCAATCGCGAGTCCAGAAGCTACCCCGATCAGTCTGCCGAGAGATGACGAAAGATTGTTTGACTTATTCGACAGCGTTTCAGTCTCTGCGGCTGCCGCAGATGTTGAGTTTGACATTTCCCGCATCTGCATGTCTACGGATGCCACATGCCAGTTTATCTGATCGAGTACGCCCATCAGCTCTCTAAATTGTGTATTTGTGCGCTTTGCGGCTGCTGTGATATTATTCAGCGCAGAAGACGCTGCATCCCTGAGCATTATTGTCTGTTCTATCGTTGCCACGTTTCATGCCTCCTGCGTTGCTGTTGATTTAGTTTCCTGCTGACCTCGTCCTGTTCTTTCAAATATATTTCAAGCGAAGCTATGATAAACGCTCTCTCCGGCTCGGGCATAGACATAAATTCGGACGGTTTCAATCCACATTTAATAAACGCAAGCGCGGCAAAGTTCGAATCACGATCACCGCGCTTTATGAGTTTTTTGCCTCGTCTACCTTGTCGTCAAAGCTTACGTCAAAACCGTTTATCTTCTGGAGCTGCTTGAGATACTCATTATATTCGCCGGCAGTAAGCATCTCATCAAGCAGATCAGAGGCGCTCAACACTCCGTAAGAATCCTGAAGATCCTTGTCGTTAAGATCAGGCTCCACGGTGGATGTGATCGCTAGTGCTTTCAGGTAACTGTTCATGTCAACCTTGCTCGCATACATGCCAGATTTGGGCATGAATTTTGAGCTCGTTGCCTCTTTCATAAGATCATCATTTTCACCTGGTCTTATAATTCTTACGGTCCATGGAACCACATCGCCGTTTTCATCTTTGAAACGGTCTGATACGATTACTTCTACATCAGCTATAGGTGCTGCGTTACCTTTTAAAAATGCCTTTAAATTTTTTGCCATTATTTATATGCTCCTAAATAAAAAGCGCCCTCCAAAGAGAACGCTTTGAATTAATGTGTTTCAAGAATGCCGGGCAGGAAGCTGAAGCTTTCCGGAACTTCGAAGTCGTCGAATGTGCCACTCACGTCTACCGATAAATAGTCATCTGAATCTGCATTAAATGTGATAATTGGCAGCTCGTCAAAAAGACAGTTGTTCAGAATGACTGTCTGTCTTCCTGATCTTGACGCCTTATCTTCTACCGTGACCTGTATCGTAAAATATGGCATTACGCCTGTCTTATTGTATTCATCCATCATTTTCGCGCCAATTGGCGATACAAAATAGGCGGATCCCTTAAAGGTACCCTCACCGCCCGACGCTCTGTGTCCTTTAGTTGGCGTTCCCAGTCTCGGCAGCGTCGATATCGTCGGCTTATATGATGCCGTGAAGTCGATAAAGTGAATGCAGTGATAGCGCTTGTTGTCTGAAGTAGTGATATACATGTCCGCGGCGGTTCCCGCGATAGCATCACTGGCCTGTAAATACTGTTCCACGATTTATCACCTCCTACTGTGCAACATAAACCGTCATATAAAGCTTTTCAAAAGCATTAACCGGTGTAACGGTTATTTCTACGGTTACATCCTTTTCAGAGTTGCCCTTTCCAACCGTAACATCGCCAGACGTAAATCCCTGGATTGCTCCTGCGGTCTGCAAATCCTTGAGATACTGTACAAGGCTATTCCAGAAGGCGAGCCGACCTGTTTCATTGTTTGGCGCGAAGCCTATATAGTTCGTATTGAATATCGCGGCCACGTCGTTACCGATCTGATCAAGTACTCTTATGGTCTGATTTGCCGAAAATGCGAAGCTCTTCTGCGATGTGTAAGTCGTCAAACTGTTGATATCAGTAAGAATTCTTACACCATCTTCAACCCTGTGGAACGAAAGCTCACCGCGAGCAGTATTCTGAACAAGCTCTGCCTGAGTGATTGCTATATCTGACGCCGTGAGTACGTCACCGTCATATACAGCATTGGTCAGTGTTGATTTTACGGTGCATCCTGCCTCGGCTCCTGTAAGCCATGGCACAAGCGATGCCTGCGAGCTCTGTATAATTCCCTCATTATCCGGATTTACTCCATCGATATAAGGAACTACAAGCTGGAATTTACGTCCTATATCATCTCTCATACGTTTCGTAAATGAAATATAGGATCCTACAACGGTCTTATCTGTTGAGCTGCATCCAAGCGTGTTGAATGAAACGCTCTCAAGAGCAGCCAGAAAAGCCATATGCGATGCTGTTGTCGTGCTGCCGTCTGCTCCTCCTGTAAGCGCCATACCTGCAGTCGCGGCAAGTTTAGCGTCTGTCTTGAAGGTCACATAATTATTAGCAACAAGATCTTTTGCAGACGTGACCTTCTGCGTATCAATGACCATAGAGTCAATGCATGTTTTAACCGTATATGTACTGTCTGTCTCTGCTGTAATAGCTATTTTAATGTCATTACCTCTTGATCCAATCTTTGCCGCTGTCGCATATTCATTCGACGCAGCAGATCCGCCCTCGTTCAAGTTATAGAAATAAACACGCTGAGCATGTTTAAAAAGTTCTCTTACTGTCTTCATGGCGTCGCTGTCACTGGCGTGCGCAAAAACCTTGAGGCTGTTAGTCCTGAACTCCTCGGCCTCCACTAAGAAAAGCCCGGACGGCGCCCAGTCGAATGATGCACCGTAAGCCGCTGTGCCCCTTTCAGAGATATCACTTGAAGCAGTGACGGCATTGACAAAATTGATATAAGATCCAGGCAGCTTCTTATCCATAGCTGTCCAGATTCCACCGCCTAAAGCCATTCGTTACACCTCCTTTTTAAGTTCTGCCGTAAGAAGCCTGTCCACTTCTGACAGCGTATAAGTCTTTTTATCATCCAGCAGAGTCATCAGAAGATCGATATACTTGAGATACTTATTGTCTCTTAATATCGCCTCTGCTGTATAAGCAGCCTCTGCCGGCATTGCCGTATCTTTCGGCTCATAAGTAGTTGCCATGTGTCAATTCTCCTTAGCTTTGTCTGTCTGTATAAGATGTTCCATTACAGGATCGCCGGCAGACAGACGCTCCCACAGTGTGTATGCGACCATGACGTGCAATACATGATCAACGACATTTGAGCTCATATCGCGTGCTACATAGCTGTTTCCATTCGTATCCGTGACGCGCTCAAGCACCTTAAAGAGTCTGTACTGCTTATCGAGCCAGTCGGCCCGTGGCGCGGTCTTACTGTCTGTGAAGTACGCTACATCGAGCGGGATGTCGCTCCGTCTTATTCCATTTGGACGCATCTGGTAGCTTATCTCCCTGCTCTGGATAACAAATGCTGGCGTTATTATGCCCTGCTCTATGTCTTCCAGGCTGATAAGAGGCTCGTTGAATTCAGCTTTTATAGCCATTGAAACGGCATTGAAAATGTTCTTAAGCATTATCCCAGATCCTTTGATATCAAACGCTCAAGATCTTTCTGTATGCCGGCCGGCGCTTTTCTCATCGTAGCATCGATGCCATCAGTAAACATAAACTTTCCTGGTACCCAGCTCTTTTTTAAACGCTTACCTATAGCAGGAACATACCGCCCTGGCTTCTGTCCGTGCCCGTATTCAACATATGGCGCATAAAATACATTAGTGTATAAATGCGCTCCGGGATTGCGTGTGTCTTCGCCTACAATCTCAACGAATATATTTCTGCGCAGATGCCCAGTTTCCCACGGTGTGCGGTTTCTAACCTGCTTAATAGCTTCAGCGGCGAGCTTTTTTACCTCGGTATCCATGAAAGCGTCAACATCTAATCCGAGCTCTTCCAGACGTCTCACGAATTCATCCATCGTTATTGTATCTGCCATATTATGCCCACCTTTCTGCGGATAATAGGACTATTTCGTAATGACTGAAAAAATGTTCCGGAATACCCGCCGACATAAAGAACAGTTCCTCCTTATCCCGCGTCACCTTTACACGCGCTCCCGCGGGTATTTTAGACGACGTAAAAAGCTTTATAGTCTGGTTAACCTCAGAGGCCGCTGATGCTCCCGATGCGGCCGGAGCACTTGAAAAGGACAGTTTGCAAGGCTCGTTAGTCAACAGATCGGACCATGAAGGACTTGATATCCCCGTTTCCGGATCCTCAGTACGGCGCTGAATCGATACTGTGCATGTGTCATGCCACAATTTTTTAATATCTTCTGCAAATGCCACTACCACACCAGCTTTCTGTACTTTATGGCCTCATGCGCAACATGCGCGGTAAGTTGATCTATAAAAGCGTCAAGCCTCTGTTCCGGAGTGCTTGCGCCTTCTTTTGAACCTACCGCGTATGTTACAGAGGTGTCGCCTTCTGATACAGACTTTGCAACAGCAGAATAATCAATAATAGGATTACCCACGGCATCAACCAATTTGTTGACACCTTTTGCATATTTCAGATACTCAGCCACCGCAAGATAAACGATTGACATTTGAAGTCCATCAGGAACGACGGTCTGATTAGTATAGTTTCTCAAGCGCTCTGATGCTGCTTCATAGCATATACGCAGCATTGGATCATCCGCCGCTACCGAAAGTCCCAGTGAAGTAAGCATTTCAACTGCATCACTGTACACGGCTTCTCACCTTTTTCTGCTTGGATTCTTTTTTTTGGGGCTGATTCTTTTCCGACTGCTCTTTTTCAGGCTGCTTATGCTCTGTTTCGTGATACCGTCTAAGCATCATATAGTATCACCGCCTATGCTGCGAATGTCGCAAGGACTACCTTCGAGTCATTCGATAGTGCAACAGCGTAATGCTCGTTAGCCGCGATTACGTTCGTGCCTTTGAGGATATCTCTGTCTGGCTCAACCAGTACGTCTCGTTTCAGATATATCGTTATGGCCGGCGCCGTAGTAACGAATCCGTCAGCTGCCGGATCCTCATTCGGATCGTTGGAAGCTGTAACCACTATAGGATTAACAAAGTTTGTTCCGTCCTTTACGATTCTCTTGGAGACGATGACGCGGCAGCCGGCGATAGAGCCGATCTCGCCGGACATAATCACGCCGTTGCCGAGCGGATACTTATTGATATCGAGGAAATTTTCGTCTTTTCTGAGAGTCGTAAGCTGCTCAGGCGCAATGAATATCACCTTGTCTGTAGGGCCATCGTTCTCATCCGCCAGTTTATCCACTGCGTCAACGATACCTGTGTAGCTGATCACAGAAGTAGAAGTCGCCTTAAGCGTCGCGGTCTTAAGCGCAGCAAGGCAATCCTCATCGATCTTCGAGGTGATCGACATGGCGAGCTGCCGTGTTGCCTCCCCGACAGGATCACCATATCCGGAAAGAACGGCCTCGTCTGTAATTTCAACTGCCTTGCCGGCTTTCTTAATCTTTGCAGTAGTAGTGGATGCCGTGAGCGTTACGGTTCCCATTGCTACACCTTCAGCCACGTCTTCTGCATCGCCGATATACGCGAATTTAGGGACTGTAATCGTGTCTCCAGGCCTACCGGTGAGTGTATTGTCTACTCCTGCAATGTTTGTGAATTTAATTCTTTTAGGAAGCGTCGCGCCGATCATGTCGGCCATGACTTCAGGATCAACTAAATTTTCAAGTTTTGTAAGTGCCATAGTCCTATTCCTTTCCTGCTAATGCATTATAGGTGTCTGGATCCTCCTGATGGAGTTTCAGACGTTCCCTGTATCCCATCCTTGCAAACTGTTTGGCATCGATTCCGGCTGGTTTGTTGTCACCTGCCTCGCCTGGCTTAACGCCTTTAAGCTTATGCTGGCTGCTATCTGACAGGTTAAACAGATATGAATCTGACTTCTGAAGTGCTTTGATCTGAGAGTCGAGGCCTTTGATCGTGCCGTCATCCTGCAGCTCTGCCTTGTCGATATCTTTAAGCAAGGCCTTAACGGCTGCGTTGTTTCTGGCGCCAGATGCGCCGAGCGCTCTGTCTATCGCGGAATTGATCCGGATTGACTTGTTCTCTGCTTCAAGTGCTTCGATTTTCGTCTTGTTGTCCTTCTGAAGGTCCTCGATCTGTTTCTTAAGCTCCTCAACGTCGCCTGTCGATTTTCTAAGCTTGTCGAGCTGCTTGTCACGGTCCGCGATCTGTTCCTTAAGACCGTCTCGTTCTTTCGTGACTGTCTCAAGGTCGCCCTTGGCCTTCTCAATGTCTCTGCCGTTTTCGTCCATAATCTTGTCGATCGTGTCCTTATCAAGCTTCAGTTCTTCCAGGAATGTACGTTTCATGAATTTACCTCCATACGCTTTTTACGTGTTTCGCTTCACTCAGGCTGAACCTTTTTACGCCTTGCTCGGGGCAATAAAAAAGACGGTCATTGCTGATCGTCTTGATTTCATAGATTAATTTGTTATGCGAGAGCGCTTATGAGCCCTGACAAGACTGTCTGAAATCCTTCGCCCAGGTAAGTTCTCGCTTTCTTTATTGCTGAATTCTCTTCCAGAAACTCGGCTCCCTGAATGGTTATCGTCGTATCCGGTCCGGTTTTTATTCCCGGAGCGCCTCTGCCAACCGCGTGTATTACTGAAGCGCCCTTTATATAATTATTATCTATCAGCTCCTGCATGATGTTTTCCCAGTAAGTCTGAGGGATGTTGAACAGCTCACTGCGCCAGCAGTAATCGGCAGTGTCCGGAGTCTTGCCGGCTTTCAGGCATCCATAAAGATACGCTAATATCTTATACACGATGACCATATAGTCGTCTTTAGCCATATTAACTAGTCCTTTAAATCGTCGTCATCGTTGTCAAATAGCTTTCCCTGTTTATCTAGTTCAATTAGTCTTTCAAGATCTTTTGCGGCTTCTTCTAATTCTTCATCGGTCAGATTAGCATCTCCTATTTCTCTGGAGTAAGGAATGTCATGTTTCCACCGTTCTTCGAGTGGAATATATCCTGGTGGCCGCTTATCTGGATGTTTATTCATATTCTACGCCTCCTCCATCAAGATGTAATATACGCCGTCTTGCTCAACCTTATTTTTTATTATAAATGCCGAGCCTCTTTCGTACAATACTTCCTTCTCTCCATTATAGAAGGCGCCTAAATACCGGCCATTTTTCGCGTTTTGAATATATATCTTAACCTTTGGATTAGCCATATACGAAGAAGCCCTCGTCGTGCTGGTATATGCGTCAAAGGCCCTGGCTTTATTCAATTCCAGACTATCAAAAAATGCTTTTGCTCTTTCATCTCCGTCGGGAAAGTCACTAAAGTCCATCTCCCTCAGCAGCGTTCCTTCATACTTAGGCAGCTTTTTCAGTGCGCTGTCCAGATTCCTGACCCAAGCCTTTTGTTCATCGGTAAGCGGCTCGTGATTCCTCAGTGCCTCGTTCAATTCATAGCATGCGCCGCCCAGATAGGCATAAATTGCGCTTTCCTCATCGTCTGTGAGCTTTTCAGTTGTTTCTTTGACTGCGGCGTCTTTATTATCCGACTTGCCTGTTCGCTTGCTCATGAGCGGATTCGACGCGATCGGCTCGCTGTTCTGCTTTCTCCAGTCATTGACGGATGTATCTGCAGGAACTTCTGTATAGCTGCCATCATCGTTCTTGACCTGTCTGACATCGCTTTCATCCTCCCAGCCCGTCACCGGTACGGTGTAGCACCGGCAGTTAGGATGCAGAGGTGGCATGTTAAGACCGATCTGACAGTACTTCAGCGGCGTTACCTTCAGGTCCAGATCAGCGCAGACCGGACAGGTCTTATAGTCGAGATTCGCCATAAATCTGACTTCTTCGATGCCCATATCCTTATACAGCTTCAGGTCAGCTTTGGAAGCAATGGCTGCCGTCTCGGTCCTGGCTATTCTTATTGCGTTATTCTGAGATATGCCGAGCTGTTTCACGAGCTCAGCGGCTATCTCATCTGGTGACTGGCCGCGCATGAGACCCTGAGCGACTGCCTTGTTGAGCTCATCAACGAGCCGCTTCTTATCATAGCCGAGCCTGTCGGAAAACCCATCACCGTCAGATGCCCATGGCTTATTTACGACCTCATCAACGATGTCGGGATTGATCTTGTCAAAATCAAAGCTCACCGACATATCCGGTGCGCTCTCCTCTATCGCTTTAGCAGTATCCACATAGGTGCTCTCTGCTACATCCTTCAGATGGTCTTCCACCTTCTCAGCTGCTTCGGCTTCGAGCTCCTCGATATACTGCTGCATCTGCATCTCGAGTTCTTCGAGATGCCTTATGTGGACCTTTGCGGAGGCGTTCTCGAGTTGCTTGAGCCACTCCGGATCAAGCCCCTTTTCCTCTGCTATTTTTATATACTGCTCGACCGTCCAATGAAATTCATCAAGCTCGTCAGCTGACAGCAGCTTAAGCGCATCAGCATAAGAGAGCCCGTTATTAGCTGCGAGTCTGTTATACCAGTGCGTAAAATCACGCTCAACGAGCTGTATGGCTCTGTGAAACCGGTTAGCAATATACACGATCACGGCATCGGCTTTTTCGTGCTGCTCCTCGCTGATCTCTTTTAACCGGTCCTCCCAATAATCACCGTTTTCCTGGCGTTTTTCAGCGCTACTCGGCATTTACATCACCACCGTTGTCATCAGCGCCGGATGATCCGAACAGTGAGCGGTCATAGGCGTCATTGCGCTCCATCTGCGCCGCTTCCTGCGCGTCAAGTCGCTCGAGCTCTGCCGGAACATCGTCAACCCATGGATGATGCGCGAGAGCTGTCTCATCAGAGATGAGGCCTTTACTCTTTGCGACGTTATCTATCAGATCCGCCTCGTTCATGATCATGCTGCGATTAAACGTAAACTTGACAGGAACATCGCTGAAGTCGCCTATGCGGGCATTGAACAGATAGGCGTCTACAAACCACAGAAGATTTTCAAGTGCCGCCTGGAATTCAAGTTCCATATCGTCTGCATCGAGATCGATATCGTTATACATGCTCTGTATGTTCATCTGATTCGGCGTACCGCTGAGGCGGTCGTCCTTCGCGTCATACCCCATGCAGTTCTCAATCAGAGCCTTTTTAAACAGATCCAGAATCAGCCTGTAATTCTCAGAATTAACTTCTACCTGCAGCGTTTTCAGATCGCCTGAAACGCCGTCGAACGACCTCACCTTAACGGCGCCGTATGTGGCCAGATTCTGGCGGAACGTGCCGAGGTCCTCACCGTCATAGTTCACAAGCACCAGTATGGTATTGCGCGCGTCCTCCTGCATGTTGTTCTGAAACGTGCTGAGAATCGTGTTGATACCATCCTGCAGCGACTTACAGCAGTCAAGCAGGCTCGTCTCGTCATCGTTGTACTTGAACGCAATGAACGGCAGCCTCTCCCAATTGAGAGCCGAGCCATCTGATGATATGTAATCCTCGTGATACGGCTGCGCCGCTGTGAGCGTGCCGCCGCTGTATTCGTAATAGTCAATACCGCTGAGCGTGTAGTATTCCACTTTCGTTATGATCTGCTCACTCCGGCCGTCGTATGACTTGACTGTGTAAACACGGATAACATACTCAAGTTCGGTATGATCCGCGTCTGTCCAACCGGGAATGACTTCATACGGCTTGATACGCCTGAATGCTATGCGGCCGTCATCGTCATAGTAGACATAAAGCCAGCCGAGACCGCAGTTAAGGGAATCGCGGCACACGTGGTGCAGCACACGGTCAAAGCTGCGTCCGAAAACATCCTGAAGCGCAGCAGTATATGCATCATCCTCGGACGCCACAGTAACCGGTGAGCCAAGCAGATAATCCGTTTTCTGCTTGACCATTTTTCTGTAAAGATTATCAACAACATGCGCATTAGGAAGATTAGTAATGGTTTTGAGCTTACCATCCTCGCCGATTGCCTTGCGCGCGGCATTCAGAATATCCTGTTTGCCTCTGTAATAGTTCTCGCCGGCCATCATCTTCTGATAATCTTTAGATGACTTGAACGCCTGTATCTCGTGTGTAATGATCGCGCGGTCAGAGAGCTGGCCTGCGTGAAGCGAGATTATTCTGTTTATCTCCTGTGTCGGTGTTATCACGTGCCTGCCTCCTATTCAAAGCTGAACGTCTCCGGCTTAACCGCAGACATAACCGCGTATCTCAGTGCGTCCATTGAGTGTGAAAATTCATGGTCCGGCTTGCCTGTCGCATTACCGGATCTGTCTTTTGCCCAGGCATAATTGTTGAGCTCGATCCAGACGTTCTGGCAGCGTGGATGCACGACAAGTCTGTAATTCTGTATCATCTGTATGCCGTAGTTCACGCTGTCCCTTCCTTTTCTGGCCGGCTCCGCCTTAATGCCGAGTCTGTAAAGCTCATCGATGCTCTTCGGCTCGGCGGAGTCGCATATTATTCTTTCGCTGCCGTAGCCCATGGATTTAATCGCGGCTGCAATCTCTTCATTCGTGAGACCTGGCTCATAAAGCTCGTCGAAAATGTAGATCTTGCGCTCGCTGTCGTCGATCAAGCAACAGACAAAAGCATTAGGATCTGTATATCCGAAGTCGAGACCAAATGCAGCCGTGCAGTGTCTTCTGAGCTCATCGGTGTCAAACTCACACTGCTCAAAATTGCTGTAAATAAGGCCTTCTGTTATGCCCCACTCTCCAAGGCCCTCAACGCGGTATCTGCGCGGGTTCGTTTCGCGCATTACCTCAAACAAATGCCTGTCAGCCTCGTCGAGCCACTCATTGCACTCCCACGTCGTCGTCTTGACGAATGTATTCTCGTCCGGTGCATCAAAAAAACGAGCCTTTAGCCAGCTCGTTGAATTCCATGGATTAAATGTTAATGTTATCTGCTTAAACAGCCCGTCCGGCAGTTCGCCTCGTATCGACATATCAAGCTTGTTGAAGTCATCCTCGCTTGAAAGCTCATAGGCTTCTTCTATCCAGACAAAGCAGAGGACGCCAACAGGCACCGATATCGATGTAATCTTTAGCGGATCATCAAGGCCTCTGAAAAGTATTTTCTGCCCGGTCGGCTTATAGACAATTTCAAGCGGGCTCACACGACAGTCAAAATACTCCTCAACCTTAAGTCTCGACATCGCCCATCTGAGATCGGAAAAGCAGCTGTCACGAAGTGTAGCGGCAAATCGCCGGATAACCAATGCATTGGCCTGCGGATATTTCAGCAGGTTCACGATCATGCTGAGCGCCGTGGTTTTGCTCTTTTTGCTGCCGCGGGAGCCCTTGCACACGCGGTAGCGCTTTTTCGTCTTCCAGAAGTCCCCGTATCCGCTGCCGACGATCTTTTTCATTGACAGCTTAATCATCGACGTCATCCACAATCGTGACCGTCTGAACGGCGTTCAATTCGGCTTTGTCCGTATACAGGCCGTAGCGCTTGCCGATCAGCTCGGCCGCCTTCAGGCGGTCTTTCTCCGATGGCGGCTTTTTTACAACCACCGCCTGACTGATGCCCTCGCCCTGACCTTCGACAACGATTTCCGAACCCTCGGATTCTCCGCGGAGCACGGACGTCAGGTACTCAAGGACCTCTTTGGCGTCGGCGGTTTTCTCATCATGCTGCTTCTCGAGTTCCTCGTTGATATAGCTTTTAATGTCAGCATGTGTCAGCAAGCGGCTTCCATTTCTCCTCGCCACCCCGGCATTTTTGACGCCCGGATAGGCCGCCAGATACGCCCTGGTCGCGTTGCAGTCGATCAGGTACTCATCGCAGAACCGTTTTTGTTTTTCCGTCATCTGACCACCGCCTTTCCGCACAAAATAAAAGACGGCAACTGCAAAAGTCACCGTCTTTTACCCAAGCCAACCATAGCAATCTTGAAATGAGAAAAATGAAGTCAAAGAATTCAGGAGGTTTTCGCCGTCTTTCCTCATCCTCGCCACATACAACATAACACAGAACGATACTGAAGTTCACTGAACTGTTTTCGCGAATTCCTCCAAAGCCCGATCACGAAGCACGAATATCCAGCGCGGCGTGTATCCGATGATGTCCGCCACCTGATCCCAGGACAGGGCGTCGATGTAGTAACTGTACAGCAGCGCGGAATACACAGGGTCCTTCATGGCATTGATCTGCCGACCGGCCGCACGGATTTTCTTTTTCAGGCGGATGATCTCCTGATTGATATCCTCGACGTCAATCACATACTGCGCCATGAGGTCCTTCTCGGCGGAACCGTGGATCCCCGTCTCTTCCATGACCGGCGTGGTCTTCGTCGCCTTCGTCCACGCGGCTTCCTTCGAGTTTTCCAGCGTGCGGACCTTTACCCGCATGCCCCGGACGGACCCCAGATACCACTTTGCTTCCTGTACTGTCACAGCTTCTCCCTCCTCAGATAATACCGTTTATCTCCATCCCGGCGAACAGCGTCCGGCGCATGTAGAGATCGGTCAGCTTTTCAATGAGATAATTCAGAAACTCGGTTTTGTCGTTTTCATCCTCGAGTTCCATCATCCAGCGGTCAATGATGTCGCTCCACGCGTTATACTCGACAAGCTCAAGATCGGTCATCCAGCTCACCCCCGCAGGCCGCGTATCCGGCAATGTCCACCCAGGTATCGGACTTATCGACACCGATATCCGGATGAAGCCGCGCCACCTTCAGCAAAATCATCATGACGGCCACGTCCGCCGCTGTCAGCGGGCACTCGAGAACCCTGTGAAGATAGATATTCCAGTGGTCCGCGATTTCATTAAACACATCTTCCGGTTCCCCGTACTGCGCGTTGCGGTCTTTGCAGACGCACTGCTTCGCCAGAAACAGGATCCCGGACCTCGTTGTTTTCGCTTCGTGTGTGTCAAACCCTGTCTTCTCCGGTTCTGTATCATCGGTTCCAGCAGGGTACACGTTCCCGTTTTTATCAAGTCTCAGCATTCCATGAACCTTATTCACATCCATTATCTTTTTCCTCCAATTTATCGAGATCACCGGATATAACAAGTGCGGCTGCTTCAATCACAATGCCCCATAGCGTCATATCCAGCCCATCCCAGTTAATATCATCCTTCACCGAACGCTGTCCGGCCGTTTTCTGCGTCGTGGCCTTGATCAGGTCATACACATATCCTTTCAGCGCGGGAATATTGCTTTTCTGCCCGTAATCCATGAACATCCGCCACATGGTATCCCTGATTGCGTTTGCCGGGTTGGAATCGTTTACCCAGAAAGGCAGGTGGCCTCTACTCACCTGGCACCTCCTTTTTTTCTGGATCGTAAATATCCGCCTCGTCCACGTACAGGACAAGACCGGAGTCCGCGAGTTTCACACGGATCATGTTCCCCTGATACTTCTGCCCGATTACGTGCGCCCTCAGAAGGACGTCGGTGCCGGGTTCCAGTTTTGTAGAACTGACTGCTCCCACGGGCAAGCCCATGGGGTTCTGATTACCAAGTGTAGCTTGTAATCGTACACCATTTTCAGGCTTTGGAGTTAC